TCTCACACACATTTTTCGATTCTTTACTCAAGGTGACATTGATGTTGCGGGTGGTTATGTAAACAACTATCTGCCATATTTCCCCCAGCCTGAAGTTCGCATGATGTTGTTGGGCTTCGCAGCACGTGAGGCCTTGCACATTGCCGCATACTCACACCTGATTGAAACATTAGGTCTGCCAGAAACAATGTACAATGAATTCATGGCATATCAAGAAATGAAAGACAAACACGACTATGTGATGGACATTTCTAATAAAAATGGTACAAAAGAGAACACTGCACGCCATATCGCCGTGTTCAGTGCCTTCACTGAAGGTATGCAGTTGTTCTCATCTTTTGTTATGTTGTTAAACTTCCCACGCACTGGTAAAATGAAAGGCATGGGACAGATTGTTACTTGGTCTATTGTTGATGAAACAATGCACGCTGAGAACATGATGAAGTTGTTTAAGACATACATCTCAGAGAACCAAGAGATTTGGAATGATGACTTGAAATCATCCATTTACACCATTGCTGAACGCATGGTTGAATTGGAAGATAAATTCATTGACCTAGCATTTGGTTTCAATGTTATGGAAGGTCTAACAGCAGATGAATTGAAAAAATACATTCGTTACATTGCTGACCGTAGATTGATTGGTCTTGGTATGAAGGGCATATTCAAAGTCAAACGCAATCCATTGCCATGGGTTGAAGAAATGATTAATGCACCAACACACACCAATTTCTTTGAGAACCGTGCCACAGACTATGCCAAAGGTGCCTTGTCTGGTTCATGGGATGAGGTCTGGAGTAAAGCAGCATGAGTTTAATCGAAACAATGAAGAATACTGGAATAGCATAGATTATTCCAAATATTGGAAGTAACCTCCGTTGTATGGAAAAAAACACCTTCTATGATGAATTAGAATTACCTAAAAATTGTACTTTTGAAGAAATCAAACAAAAATACAGAATCTTAGCACAACTACATCATCCAGATAAGGGAGGTGATGAAGAAAAATTTAAAAAGATTAAATTAGCATATGAAGTATTAAGTGACCCAATTAAACGGGAACACTATGATTCAACTGGTGACCATTATGATGATACTAATATAGATAACGAAGTTTTAGCAAGACTTTCAAACATGATATCACAGTACAGCCAACAGATAAATCCAGAGTTTGATGATTTGATCTTAAAAATGAAATTTGACCTAAATCATGCACAACAACAAACTAACATTACTATCATAAGTTGTAATGCTTTAATAGAGAAATTAAACATTGTTGCAAATAAAATTAAATTAAAACAAAAAGGTGAAAACTTATTAAAATCTTTTGTCGAGAAGAAAATAAAAATTCATCAAACTGAATTAATAAATCATAAGAGAGCCTTAATAGTTTTTGCACGAATGTTAAAAATATTGGAAGATTACCACTATAGCCATGATGAATGGCAATTGCTTATTCAACAAAATGTTGATGGCACACCATAATTAACCTCCTATGTTGTCTATATACTCAAGTAATAGTATATGGAGGTAACTTATGTTAATAGTTAATCACGAATGTGAATCGTGTGGTTCGGACTTTGCAATTCAATATGACGAGACAGAGTGTGAGAGTGATCCAATGCACTGTCCATTTTGTGGCGAATATATAGCTTTAGAGGAAGATGATTTTATCGACCCTGACGCTGAAGACGAAGAATAAATGGCATGGTTTTATAATGGTGTAGAGGTAACCGACCAAATGATTGAAGGTCATTATGGTTACGTCTACTGTATCACAAACAAAGTAACCGGTCGCAAGTACATTGGCCGGAAGTATTTCACCAAAGCCGCAACAAGGCAAGTTAACGGGAAGAAAAAGAAAACCCGTGTCAATTCAGGTTGGCAAAACTATTTTGGTTCGAACAAAACAATCATTGAAGATGTGTCCACTATGGGAGCAGACAGTTTCCATCGTGAGGTTTTGTATTTCTGTAAGAATCGTACAGAGTGCAGTTACTATGAGACTTATGAAATATTTGTACGAGGGTGTTTGCTTACGCCTGACTACTATAATGATTGGGTCACATGTAAGATTCGTAAAGCTCATCTGAAAAGCAACACCAATACTTATAAAGAAGGAGAGGCCAAACATCAACTTTCACACATCATTGCCTAATAATTACCGTAAAGAGAGAAAACCAAGAATGGCTAGAAAAGCAAATACTAAAATCATGGTATCTGATTCAGCGGATACCAAACCACGCAGTAATTCTTTGAGAGTAAAAATCGATGACTTGCAAACATTCGATCCACTAACGGAGAATCAGAGATTATTCTTTGATGCATATAAAAGAGGAGATTATTTCGTTGCACTACATGGTGTAGCAGGTACAGGTAAAACCTTTTGTGCTCTGTACAAGGCAATAGAAGAGGTGCTCGATAAGAGTAACCCATTCAATAAGATAATCGTGGTGCGCTCTGCCGTACAATCACGTGAAATTGGTCATTTACCAGGTGATGTGAATGAAAAGATGGAGATTTACCAACAGCCATACAGGCAGATTTGTGAAACCTTATTTGGTCGCAAAGATGCATGGGATAGATTGGAAGAACAAGGTCACATTGAATTCATTTCAACATCATTCATTCGTGGTATGTCCTTTGATGATGCCATTATCATTGTGGACGAAATGCAGAACATGACCTTTGAGGAGATAGACACCGTGATGACACGTGTTGGATATCGATCCAAGATCATTTGGTGTGGTGATTACAGACAGACTGACCTCAACAAGAAAAAGAATGATGTAACAGGCATTTTGAAATTCTTTGAGATTGCCGAACACATGCACGCCTTTACCCGCATTGAATTTACTGTGCATGATATTGTCCGTTCTTCATTGGTCAAGGATTACATTCTTGCCAAAATACAACATGATGATTTAGACACGGCACACTAATAAAAACCTAGTATAAACACTAGTTTTTGTTGCATTGCAACATATATATTAATGAGGTGCTTGAAATAGGCCTCATTAATTTAATCGTCTAAGGAGATACCCATGTTTGCATATAACACATTCATTGATGCAGTTCAAAATTCTAAAAAGTTTTTCGTTAATAGTTTTATTACCGATGAGAAGGTTCGTAAACCATTGTTGGCATTCGTTGATGCACAAACAACATTCACAAAACAAATCGTAAAGTCTAACGAAGAAGTTACCGCATACGTTAGCGAAGAAGCAACCAACCTATACAAAAAAGGACTCACAAAATGAGTAGACCATTTGACGCCTTTGCTGGTGTTGATGTGCCGAAGATGAGTGATTTTTGGAGTTGGGTTCACAAGGCATTCACACCATCTTACCAAGATGAAGTTGAGATGTATTTAAAAGATTCTGTAGACCACAAAGATTTACAGGCCAGAATGGACAATTTAATGCGTAGAGGACTAATATGAAATTCGTATGGAAAATCATAAGTGTAATTGCTGAAATTAAAAATGCAATTGCTCGCCGCCATTTAGACCGACTCAAAGGCTCTTGATGTAACGCAAACCTCAATTATTTGTGGTTATACATATACCATAATAGTTGAGGTACTATGCATAAAAAAACATCCAAAAGCGAGTTTACTGGTCTGTTCCGTGAAGCGGCATTAAAAACCAAATCTTGGCATTCAGTAACAAGAAACAACTGGAGAATCAAATTCTCCATACATGATGATGATACAATTATGGTGTCCATATATTGTACGTTGACCCTCAGGTCATACATTAGATTTTTTAGTGTAGAAGATGAGGCAGTACAATTCATTAATTTCGTAGTAAATCTAGACTAACCCACCCATTGAGGTGGGTTTTTCGTTTCGGCAATGATACTCTGGTGCTGTTGCATCCATTGACTGGCCGATGTATAATTGACAGACAAAGGAGTGCATATGGACGAGTTATCAAAAGTTAAACATTCTAAACGTATTCAACAAAAAGAGAATCACGTTAAAAAACAGGTAAAGATTGCCAAGGCAAATGGTATACCTGTGAAACAAGGCGAAGAACATTACCTCGCCAAACATTCAGCATTAAATTGCGGTAACCCACAATGTGTATTCTGTATGAACCCACGCAAATCAATGGGTGAGAAAACAATACAGGAGAAAAAATTTGAACAGAGGAAATTACATGATGAGACAACAGGAAATTGAATACTACTAATGCCTGCAGAAAAGATATGCCCTAGATGCTCAAAGAAGCACACCAAGCGTGGACTTTATTGTTCAGCGTCCTGTGGCAATGTCCGTGTGCATTCCCAAGAACACAAGCAACACCTCGCCAATAAACTAAACCAATACAACGATACACCAGAGGCGGCCGCCCGTAACGCACGGATCGCACGTGAGTCCAGACTACGCCAGCAAGGTGTAGATTTTAACCCGTTGACCTCTGAAGATTTTTATATTGAAATACCGGATGTGAAAGATTATCTGGACGACTATGATGATAGCTGGTCCCGAGGC